TTTTTATTATTACTTTTGTTTTTATAAGAATCTTCTTTTTTCATTTTTTGTGTATTTTTTAATTCATCAAATAAAAAACTCTCTCCTATTTCTTTCTTTTTATTGACTGTAATTAATTTCATTGTTTTATCATCATACAATATAAAATATAGAACTCCTTTTTCTTTAATGCTTATTTCATCAAAATACTGTTTTATCATAATTTCTAGTTCATTCATATCTTTTTTTATTGAATAAATATAATTTAATAGTTCTATTTTTTCATGATATAACAACGTTTCTATTAAATGTGCCACTAAAAGTTCTAAAAGGACGTCTCTCGGTATGTCACCAAAACTTGCTGTTGCTTTTGTAGTAATTTTTTTTATTACTATACCACAATGTTTATACCAATTTTCATCTCCCCATTCAACATTATCCATGTTTGAATATTCAATGACTATATTATAATTATTTTGTAAATCATCATATATTTTATTTGTTTTTAATTGTATTTTACCTAAGTATTCTATATCATTTATTACGGGTTTTACTATATTTTGGTTCCCATTAAAAATTATACTATCGTGTTTATAATTTACTGGAACTGACCTATCATAAATAGAAATATTTTTATACGATATTTCATTTGGTTGAAATAAATAATATTCCCCAATATTGATTAAACAACCGCTTCTATTGTATTTATCAATAATTATTTCTTTATCGTCATCAATTAATTTTGTTAGTGCTGCATATATTTGTGCAATGCTATATTTTTTTGGTATTTGTATCAAATTTATCATATTTTGTTTTGTATAAAAAAATCTTTCTCTCATTAATAATTTTATTTTTTGAATTATTCGTTCAGTATTTAAATTAATAAAATACTCATTATACGTATCTTCATTTAAGTTTTCTTCGCTTAACTTTTTATTTGGTATACAGTTATAATTACAAGTTGCCATATAATCACACGCAGGTGAAAAAGGCGCGTCACCTATTTTAAAATCATGAATTAAATGCCCATTTGATAACTGTTGTGTGATTCCTTCTTCTAACTTAGGTAACATATTTTCTTGTGTAAAATTTGTTTGTTCATGATTAATAATACAATCAACGGCAGACTCTTTTAAAATTCTTGTAATTTTTCCTATTTGTATTGCTTTATATTCGGCTACGCGATAAACGTATAAATCAACAGACTCTTCTTCATTTTTATCTAAAATAGTACCATACAAAAATATTTGTACATTACGTTTTTCAAATGGTAAGTCTTTATGACTAAAATTACGAACACCTCTGCCGATAATTTGTTCAATTCGATTCATATTATACCAAGGCTCTAAAATATGAACCTGTCTAATAAATTTAAAATCTATACCTTCTGAACCTGCTCTTGAAATTAACACAACTTTTACATTATGACCATCTTTATTATTTTCGTTTGTAATTCCTTTAACTTCAAATATATTATTTGGAGAAATTCTTTTATCTCCAGTTATCATTGAATATCTTGCAGGCATAAAATCTTTTGATGACACAGGAGGAGACATTGTTCTTACATCAACTATTTTTGATGGCATTTTTTCAAATAGTGGCTTTGTATTATCGCCATAACGAGTAAAACCCATTTCTTCTAATGCTAATGCAACTGGTATTAGCCCTCCATCAATATATTCTGAATAAATTAAAATTACACCGTCTGCAACAGTGTATGAGCCATTTATCTTTTTAATATTAATATTATCTAACACAGTTTTAATCTTTGAACTGTATTTACCAATTTCATTATAAGAAAAAATGCGCCCATAATTTTTTAAGGTATTTTCTTTATAACTAAATTCTCCCTTAACCGGTTGTGGTGTTCTTATATCTTTAAAATTCATCATACGTTTTAAACCTATTTTTCCAGTTAACTCGCGTGGCTCTATATCATATACATTATTCGTATTATTTGATTCACTATATTCATTTGAAACATTAGAATCGAGAGATTCACTTGATTCACTGGATTCGATGGATTCGATGGATTCGATGGCCTCGATTGGTTCAATTGGTTCAATTGATTCAATACTCTCTATTGGTTCAATTGATTCACTTGTCTCAATCAACCTTTCTTTCTCTTTAAAACTCTCTTCATAAACATTTGAATATTTAGATTTTGGAATTTTTTTAATTTGTGTTTCTATGCCTTCATAAGGATATGATATGATTAAAGATTCCATCGGAATTTGTAAAATATTATAACCAAACGACTCCATATTTTCAAAACTGGGAATAGTTGCCTCCTTTTTCTCTCTTAATTTAAACATAATATATTTATAAATACAATACTGACATTTCCCACAATTACTACAATTACCTATTTTAACTAGATATAAACTCAATATTCTTTTTTTATCTTCATCTTTAATTTTTTTTAAGTTTAATTGATAATTTGGATAATGTATAAATGGAAATGTATTTTTCTTTGCGAATTCAATCGGATATACACGATACGGAAATGTGTATGGATTCTCTCCTCTTATAAAAGATATATATCCTGTAGCTTTTCTAATTAATAACTCTACACCACCATCTTTTTTTAAATTTCCATTTTTATCAAATATATCTCCAACTGTTATTCTTCCTCTTCTATCATTTGTATTCATTAAATTTAATAACCATATTATTTCTTTATAACTATTATACATAGGTGTTGCAGAGAGAAGTAATAACCGCATATTTTTGGCGGTTTTTACAAGTAACTCTACATTCACAGCAACTTTTTTACTATCATTATCTTCTGTTTTTCTAATGTTATGAATTTCATCTATTACTATTAATCTATCGTCAAATTCTTCGCGAACCTTTTTAATGGTTGGTTTATTATTAAATATTTTTACAATATAATTTGCAAATTCAATATAACCTAAAAATAAATAATACACATTTATGATATCTTTTACTTTAGATATGATGGTTTCCCTTTGTATATTTTTTATATTTGTTGGATTTGCATCATTTAATAATTTGTTTCCAATCCCGCCTTTCATTGACCATACCCCATCAGTTAATTCTAATTTTCTCTCATCAAATAATTGAAGTTTAAAATTATCCTGAACATTTACTGACGCTACTATAATTATTTTTTTACGACTTCCAGACTTTTTCATATATTCGCGCATTTCCTCGCATACACCAATTGAACTTAATGTTTTTCCTGTTCCTAATCCATGAAATAATAATAAACTATTATACGGTGTCTCCATAGATAAAAAATTTTTAACAAAATCTTGATGGGGTGCTAACGTAAATTCAGAATTAGCTAATTTATCAGAATATTCTTTTATATTAGTGTGAATAACGCCATCATATTTATTATCGTTAAACTCTTTTTTGTTTGATATTTTAATGTTAAAATTAACATCGTTCAAATTTGGATATAATACATTTTTATTAGGAGTTTCAAGTAAACAATTTCTCTCAACAAGTTCTTTTTTAAGTAAAAATTTATTACATTTATTTGTATAAAAATCTTTATCACATTGTGATAATTCATAATCATTTTCTAAGTTTTCATCGCAAGTTATTGGTTTGTCAGATAAATATGTAATAGACATTTATATTATTATATATTATCAATATAAACTATATTCTTCTAATATTTTATTAATATTACTTATTAATTTGATTTTCTCTAAATTATAAGGTCTTATTGATTTTAAACACTGATGAAGCGTTTTCCATTCTATTTTACTAACTTCTGATATTTGATAATTTTCTAAGTTGATGTCATTTTCATACACTTCATTTATAACCGCTAAAAAATACTTATGCTTATACGATTTATGATTGGTGCCAATAAATATTTCTTCAAACGGTAATAAATTTTGAACTATATTTATTTTATGTTTAGATATTCCAGTTTCTTCTTCAAATTCGCGCAAAGCACAGTCTAAATCTCTTTCTTTATGATTTTTTCTACCTTTTGGAAATTCCCATTCTGTTTCACTCCAGGTTGTCTTACTTTCTGTAATTATGTCTTGAAGTTTTATTTGTTTACTAGTACAATCTGAAGAATAACCATTTTTTAATAATTCAAATTTTTTATTTGATACTATCTCTTCGTGTTTATATTGTGAATTATAAGTATCACACCACATTTGTTTCCATAAAATATCAAATGAAGTATCTAATAAATTATTTTTTTCTGTGATAGACATCTCATCAATCATATTCTTAATTTTATAAATATTATTTAATACATACTTACCCCTAATAAATTCAATATACCCATAACTATCTTTTCTACGAATCATTAAATACTCTAACAAATTTTCTTTGTTTTTTCTAAATACAATAACACCATAACTTATTATGGGTAATTTACATTGATTTAAACTATGACCTTGTTTGCCACAATTATTACAATTATTGCATAAAAATATACAGTTATTCATATATGTTTAAATATGTATGTTTTTATATTATTTTAATTTAATGGCTAATATAACTCCTAAAATATGGGGACCACATTATTGGTTTTTTTTCCACACTATTGCATTTAACTATCCTAATAATCCAAATGAAATTACTAAAAAAATATATTATGAATTCGTTCATAATATACCTATATTTCTTCCTGATGAAGAAATAGCAAATGATTTTAGTCTATTATTGAACCAATACCCAATACAACCATATTTAGATAATAAAACCTCATTTATTAGATGGTTTTGGTTTATACATAACAAAATCAATGAAAAACTAGAAAAACCAAGCATTTCATTAAATGATTTTTATATTAAGTATTATGAAAACAATAAACCAGATAATATTAAAAAATTAGATTACTATAAAATAATTGGAAAAAGTATTTATATATTATTTATGGTTTTTTTATGTTTTCTCATTTACTATTGTTACGATAAATAATAATTATATATATTATATGAAAAAAACAAAAAAAAATTTAGGAAGAAGTTCTGGAGGTAAAGTAATTGATTCTGGTGGGTATGGATGTGTATTTAAACCTGCATTAATATGTAAAGGAAAAACAAAAAGAAATAAGGACGAAATAAGTAAAATGATGATAACAAGAAAAGCAGAAAGTGAATATAATATGTTAACATTAATGGAAAAACGACTAAAATCAATACCTAACTACGAAAATTATTTTTTAATAAATAACATTGTATTATGCGAACCTAACCCATTAACTAAATCCGACCTTCTAAATTTTAAAAAAGAAAATTGTTCGTCAATTTTAAAAGACGTTACACCCAAAAATATTAACAATAATCTAGAGCACTTGAAAACATTAAATATGCCGTATGGGGGTGTTAACGTAGATAAATTTGTAAAAAATCAAAAAAATTTTAAATATTTTATTGAACTTAATCATAGTTTGATTGATTTATTAAAAAATGGCATTATTCCTATGAATCAACACAATATTTATCATTGCGACATAAAAGGTAATAATATATTAGTATCTTTAACAAAAAAAATACTCAGAACTAAGTTAATCGACTGGGGACTTACCGAAGAGTATATACCTAATATTAATACTACAGTACCGAGAAATTGGTATAATTTGCCAATACAGTTTAACACTCCTTTTTCATCATTATTATTTACTGATTTGTTTACAGACCAATATTACGACTTTACACAATCAAATAAAACCATAAATCGAAAAAACCTAACTGAATTTGCTGCATTATTTTTAAATAATAGTATTAAAAAGAATGCAGGACATTATGAATACATAAATATTATAATGTATATGATGTTTTCGAATGAGTTACCAAGTAATATATCTTATAAACAAAAAACTGAAGAAATTAAAGAACTATATACTAATAAATATATTATAAATTATTTGGTTGAAATTCTATTATATTATCAAGATTTTTATGAAGATGGAACTTGGAATGGAAAAATTTATTTTGATTATGTTTATATTAAAATAATTGATGTATGGGGGTTAATATTATCATATTTACCTGTCTTTGAATTGCTCTACGAAAACTATGCAATTTTAACAGATACTGATATTTTAATTTTTAATAAATTAAAAAAAATATTTTTAATATATGTTTTTGAACCAAGAATAAACGCAATAAACATAAATGTCCTATCAAATGATTTACAAAATATATTTAGAAGCATTTTATATTATTGAACCACTTACCAAGTAATATAACTGATATCAAAAAGTATTTGAATTACATTATACACAAAAATATAATGTAATTTATTTTGTTGAACTTAGAAAATAATATATAAATTAAAATATATAATGAGAATAGAATTATGGATTTTATTAATAACAAGTCTTTTAATTTATAATGCATATCACGATGGCAAATATACTAAGTTATTACTTAGTTATAAAAAATATTATACTATGATTTTTTATGCTATAATTGGAATAGGTATTTATATATTAATTAAAAAAAATCCACACGATGGAAAAAAAATATTAACGTGTGCGAGTAACGCAGTAAAATATATGCAAATTGATAAGTCATCTGTAGATTTAATTAGTCCTATATTGAATTTGAATGAATTATCCGGTAAATCTATGCCTACTACAAATCAACAAAATCATCAAAATGAACAAGGTTATAAAATTGATAAAATAGTTAACTCTGGAAAAAATGGCACTAAGCGGTCTGTTAGTGAAACAAAAAAAAAATATGTAGCATCAATTCAAAATTGGAAATGCGGACATTGTGATAATCAACTTGACCATACATTTGAAATTGATCATAAAGTGCGTCTTGAATATGGTGGTGGCAATGATGTAAATAATTTAATCGCGCTATGTAGAAATTGTCACGGCAAAAAAACGGCGGATGAAAATATGTAAAACAAAAATTATAGTATTTTTATAGTATTTTTATATATTATTATGAATACTTTTAATCCATCAAAAAATATACCTAAAAAACAAACGAGTGACGCATCTTATTTTAATAAATTTTCGGATATATTTAACAATATATATAACATAAATTATATTATTATTTATACTATTTGT